TTTTTTATTCCTTTATATTTAGTTGAGTTTCATCCTTAAGTTTAGTTTCTTTTACCTTAGTTGCATTACGCAACTGAGATTCTTTTTCCCGAAGTGCCATGTCTTTATTTTTCTGGACTGCTGCTACACCCATCTTAGCCCCTTCAAGTAATTCTTTTGCTTGGATTTGTTTGTCATCAGTAACTGCTTTAGCTCCTAGTTGAGCTCCTGCAATTTGTTCATTAGAGTTAATCCTAGCTTGTTCTAATGTTAAATCTCGTTGAACATTAGTTGATAATTTTTCTCTTTCTAACTCAAGTTTAGCTACATCAAGTTGAGTATCAGCCTGCATTTTTTGTGTCTTAGCTTGAGACTCTTGTTGTTTAATTTGAAGCTCTTGTTGTTGCATTTGAATCAATGGGTCTTGCTGCATTTGTTGAGCTTGCTTTTGAGATGCATCAGCTTGATTCTGTTGTAACAATTTTTGTGCTGCGTCTGCAGAAAGTCTTGCTATTTGATTCTGAATGTTTTCTGGTAAGACTTCGTTTTCCTCTGGAAGTGGAACGCCTAGTTGTACTTCAATCTGTTTTCTATATTCAAAAGCTAAATGCTCGGCTAAATGTGCTTCCATAGCTGCTTGCATTTGTGGGGCTTTTGGATTCTGCCCTAGCATCTCACGAACAAGAGGGTCATCTCTAAATGTGGCGTGTACTGCAATGTGAGCTTTTTGGTCTTGGAATAAAAACGCTTTAACCGGTGTGCCATTAACCATATTCATATTTTCAGATACAGGGTCTAAAGGTTTAGCGTCATCATCTGTAGGAATAAGTTTGCCAATATTTTTTACACCTAACACTTCAAGCATTTGTTTGTTAAGTTCTTTTAAGTCATAGATATCAGGATTCTGTTGAGCCATTTGCATAACTGCTTGGTACTGCACAACTTTCTGTGCCATCGTTGCAGCATTTGGGTCGGCTACAGGAATAAGTTGTACCTTAGCATAGTCTTCTTGTTTAGCTCCTGGAGTTCCTGTTGAAGGGTCATACTGATAATCAGGGTCGGTGTAGTCTGCAATGATATTTTTAAGTAATAAGAACTCTTTTTTCATTGAGTAATAGATACGCGCATTTACTGCGGACATTACTTTGAGTGTTCTTTCTAATATTGCAAGAGTAGAACCTACTGGAGAATTAGCTGACATATCAGATACTTTCATATCTGCAGCAGAAGCAAAGCGTCTACCTTCGTCAATAATTTTGTCCATTAACTGAGCTAACACTTGGCTTGGTTCTTTATAAGGAAGAGGCATTAAGTTGTCGCGTATGTTACCCGCTGGAGCATCTACATCTCTCCATTCACCTGGACCAATTGGTGTATCATCACCTTTAATTCGTAAACCTCTAGCTTTAAATCCGCCGGGTAAGTTTGATAATGTACCCGCATCAACTAATTGACGAAGTAACATTGTTCCTGATTTAGAGAACCCACCAATAAGGTGAATTAGTCCAAAGCAATAGAAACCAAATCCTGGAATGTATCCATAATGAACAAAGTGTTCACGGCGTTTTTGTTGGCTGTCTTCTTGTTTCCAATTACGACGAACCGATAGTATCTCTTGTGTGCCTTTATCAATTGTAACTATATAAGGTAATGCTATTCCTGTTTTACCATCTTTATCTTCATCTTCATAACCTTCTAAATCAAGGTTAACATTCATTTCTAATATTTTATAACGGTCATCATTAGTAGCATCGAATCCCATTTGTTCTGCAATCTTTTTCTCTACTTCGTCTAAGTCATATGATGGCTCACCAAGTTCTATATCTCGGTAGAATCCCATATGTTGTAGTGTGTGAATTTCTTGTTCTGTCTTACGCATAACATGAGTTACACGCTCTGCTGTTTCTAGATTAGATGCGCCGTAAGGTACAACCATATCTTCAGCTGGAACAAAAACAGATACTTGGCGTTCGAGAGCTGGGTCATAATAAACTTTTTTAAATGCATTACCTGCTAATCCTAAACCCCATAACATTCTTTCATGCTCAGGTCTATACTCTGGCATTTTGTCCATAAGTTGGTAATTCATATTTTCTTGAACTCGCTGAGCAGCTTCAATACATTCCTCAGTTTCTTTGCCAATAATAGAAGTCTTCACTGGGCCTGCAGCCGGGAAAGTTTCCATCATTGTTTCAGCTTGGAATTTGACAAGTGCTTCGGAGAGTAGTGGGTGATAGACAGCACATGCACCTTCCCACGGTTCGGACCTTTGTTCTATTTTAAGTCCTAATAATTCTAAGCCATCAACATAAGTTTCTAGCCAGTCTTTTCTTGAGTTAACATCATTAGTAAAATCTTCTAGTAAGTCAGAAGATAATTCAGTCATATATTTTTCTGATAATTCTTCAGCTAAGTTAGCATTAAACTCATCTTCGGCCATCGCATCGGGGTCAATAACTATTTCAGTATCCCCAATTCCTATAGTTACACTCTCCGGGTCTTCTATTTCAATCTCAATAGCTTGTTCTTCTTCCGCTAATTCTTCTATTCCTAACGGCGCTGCATATAACCCTTTATCTACGTCTGCCATAATTTTATCCCTTAGCTCTTTTTTGTGCTGCTTGTGATAATTCTTTAAAATGTATTAATTTTTTTGATGTTTTAGTGTGTGCTTTATTTGTGTGTAATGTACCATCTGACATCTTATGAGTTGAACCCTTATGCTCTTTTCCGTCTTTTGTATAATGTTTAACACCCTTCATTATTTACTCCTAATTTTATTTAGTGCCCAGTTATAAATTAGTTTAATCCTGAACCATACCATACTGAGAATATTTTTAATAGTTTTTAATATTTGTTTAATTATTTTCATAGCGCATATAACCTCTTATTTTTATGTCCTTTAAACAACTGGACGTCATCTTCTTCGTCTAAAGGTAGTCTTATAAATCCACCTTGTCTAAATCTAGCTAATGCTAAAGTTGTAGCATCCACCAAGTCATCATTTGCTCCGGCGGGGAAATCATTACATTCTTCTATTAGTTCGTGTGCCCATCGTCTATCGGGAGCCCATACTACACCCCCGCTAAACAAATCAGATACTGCATTTACCCGACTTATTTTGTCTTGGCCTTTCCCTGGAGTGAACTCACCCACTGGAATACCCATTCTTCTAAATTCTTGGTAAAGCGCTGCACCATTCGATTTTTTTTCTACGATAAAAGCATCCGGCTCCCAGTCTTGGTATTCTTCAATACATAACTGTTTGAGTTCCGGAAACTCTAGTCTTTTCTTTATGGCGTTTAATAGTATTATAGCGTAGTTATTTGTATCTTCGTTAAAAAATACGCCCCATGTTGTTAATGCGTTATAATCAGCTCTAGTATGTGCTTCTTGTGCAGCATCAAGTGTCATTATTGTAAACTCGCAGTCAGGTGGGTCTTCTTCTTCCCATATATTCCACCATTCTCGCTTAATAAGTGCCCCTTCTTCTGAAGTCGGGTTCTGTAGGTACTGTGCATTCCAATATCTTACGTCTAATACACTACGTTTCTGCTGTAATTCTTTCAATTCCCAGAATTCCGGCCATAATGCGCGCTCTACGCCTTTATTGTCTGTGAGTATTGCAGGGAATTCTACTATTTCCCAGGGGTCTGCCTCATCATTCTTAGTCATTTGGTTCATTATCTGGCCAGTCAGGTCTAATTTAGACCATCTTGTCATGACAACAATAATAGCCCCGCCAGGCATAAGCCGCTGAATAGGACCAGATTGAAACCATTCCCATGCCGGTAAGAAAACATCCGACCTATTTTGTTTAGCGTCCTGCTCTGAGTGAGGGTCGTCAATAATAAATAAATCAGCGCCCCGGCCTGCAAGAGCACCACCCACGCCAATAGCAAAATATTCCCCATTATAATTAGTACCCCAGCGAGAAGCTGATTTACTATCCGCTTGTAATTCCACATTTGGAAATATCTCCTTATAAGGTGAGGAACCTACTAAGTTTCTCACGCGTCGTCCAAAGTTAACTGCTAAGTCAGCAGTGTGAGAAGCCATGATTACTTTTTTACCTGGATACTTCCCTAAAAACCAAGCGGGTGCAAGATAACTTATCATCTCACTTTTACCGTGTCTCGGTGCAATGTTTACTACGACTCTTTTTTTAATCCCATTAGCAATGTCTTGAAAGATTTCTGCTAAGTGTCTGTGATGTGCTCCTATAATATACCCAGGATAAACGTGCTTAATGAAATCTAAGAACGATTCTACCCCTATCTCTTTCTTCATCTCTTTCTGGTATTGCTGGAGTAAAGCCAGATTTTTGCGCTTCTCTTTATCCGGCATCTGAGGCAAAGCTCTTTCTAGTAAACCTAAATCTTGTTTACTTATCATCTTCGTCCTCGATAACTTCTCCTTCAACAATAGTCCCCTTAAGTTGTTCTATTGTTTCGCGAAGTTCTTTCTCCAGCTCATCGCCAGACTTGGTAATGTGGGTAATCTCAGTTTTCTTTTTAAATGCATCAACACCATCAATCTCGCCTATGGCGCGTAAGGCAGATATCTTATCTCTATCGTTTTGAGCTTGCGCTACTAGCTGTACAAAGTTGTTAACTACAAAAAGTTTAAGGTCAGCAAGTTCTTCTACTATCATACAGTTAGTTTGTCCTACTAGTCCAGCAAGGAATGCCATCGTTTCATTGGGGTAATCTGCAAACTCTGGTTTAAGTTTCTTGTTAGTCATCATTTCTCGTGCTATCTCTTGGGCTTGTTCTTGGTGTTCTTTTGATGGCGTAATGTCTTCGCCTTTAATATCGGAAAGTTCTTTGATTGTAGTAGTCCGTACTTTAAGTTCCTGCTCAGTAGTCATTTCTGGTATGGCTTCTTTCTTACTCTTAGGTATACGAATGTTAGATTCTAC